ATGCCTCAATTGGCACTTAAAGCGAACGAAATCAGTATCGAGCTGATAGAGATGCTTACTTCAAAATCTCAGCTTTCTGAAATGCAGTTCTATCGATATCTGAAGGATATCGAAAAGCTGCGCGATGGTGTTTCAGAGAGTTATCTCAAAGCCTTGGCTAATGCGGCCTATGGCCGAAAAGACGTAGCTGTTGCTTTCTTTGAGGATGCCCTAAAGCATAACAACGATGTAGTTGCGCAAAACTATATAGTCTATCTGAATAATTATGGTACTTATCAAGAGGTTCAAGAAGTTGTGAACCGATTGACCAAAGTCTATGGTAACAGAACCATGTTAAGTCATGCCTGGGAAACAAATCTTTTCCTTGGGGATGTCGACACAGCTCTCTACTACGCCGGAAAATTAGTTGGCGTGACGGAAGAGAAGGAGGCTGAAATGGTAAAACATCTGGCAGCTACTGCTTTGGTAGAGACTAAACTCTTCAAACGAACTTCGGGTGTAACTGACGACCAGTTCAAAGATATTGCAGTTCGTGTTATAGGTGTTGCGCATAATCATAAGGTTAAACCAGTCTCTTTGTCCTTTTATTCTGTGCCTGAAGAGAAAACATCTTCGTATGTAATGACTGTAGATACGTTGGATCCAGATGTTCTATCTGACATGAACTTAGACATAGCCTTCTCTTTGGCAGAAAATGATGAGTTGATTGGTAAGAATTTCAGTGTGTGGTTTGAAGGTGTCCAGGAGGAGTCTGACTGTGCCAATATCTAGTAAGGATATTATTGACTTTGCTAAAGATTGCCAGACCAGAAATGACGAAATCGGCTTCCGAAATGCAATCGCACGTGCTTATTATGCAGCGTATCATCATGTGTTACCCTGCTTAACAAATGGTCCTCGCGATAGCCATCAAGGACTCATTAATTACTTGGTTAATGAAGCTTGGAAGGGTAACGAACCGTTTGAAAAAATTGATATGGTTGGTCTTGGATATGCTTTACAGTCACTTAAAGATCAACGGATTGTTTGCGATTATCGATTAAACGATACTGTGACATCAACTCAGTCAGCCACCGCAATAAAGACGGTCGAAAAGCTTCTTAAGCGTTGCGCTGATATGACAAAATCAGAAGCATCATGATTTGTAGTTAAAAGGTCCTTAATAGGACCTTTTTTGATCTCTAAGGATTTATCCGGCCTTAATTTCTCCATGCGGGACTACTACCCAGTCGATATGGTTTTGCGTGTAGATCTTCGTCGACTTCGCATCGCTATGCGCCATTCGCCCCTGTGGATCTATACCCTGCTGATCGAAAAGGTGGGCGGCCAGCGCGCGGATTTCGTGGAAGGTTGGTCTTTCATCCATCGCCAGTTTGTCACATAAACCTAGTTTGTCACGCACTGCGGAAAAGGACCTGCTCAGGTAGTCAGGCGCAACCTGTGTCGGGTGAGAAACCTCTTTACTACGTTTAACCTGTCGTTCAGGAATCCGGTGAACGATAAACGGGCTGGCGACGTTATCGCGGCTTTCATCAATAATCCGTTTTAGCTCTTCCCCGATCGGTATCGCGACATGCGAGGCTTCTTTCTTCTGTACTTTCTGGCGGTGGATGTACAGCGTGCCATAAATGCCATTTTCTGGCTGTGCCAGCCATACACACCCGCAGACACCATCCTTTGGCTCACTGATTGAATATCGGATCCGTGACACCTCAAGACGTGCGTGCGTCGTCTGCAACGCTAAATCCATCGCTGTACGTAACCATGGTTCGGCAGCACGTCGAATGGCTTTGAAGTTATCAAGTGACAGACGCTGGCGTTTCTTCTCTTCAGTTCTGCGCATTTTTTTACGTGTAGCTGGGTTATCGAACATCAATGATTCATCGACCGCGTAAGAGAATAATTTTTTAAGGAAGCTGACCTTGCGGTTTTGAACGTTCGCTGATGAGTCGGCGTGATAATGATTTATGTAGGCGTTCACATGCTCAAGCTCGATATCGCAAGCCGGTATATTGTTAAAGAATTCCTTCACTCTCAGTGCGTCGTTATTCCAGTCGTCGAGCGTATTTTGCGAAGGACGTTCATTTTCGATGGCTCGCTCCATAATGTGACCCACATGCTCGGAAAATGGTTTCGCTTCTCCCGACATCCCCCCAGACTCTCGGATTAGCATTTCGACCGACGGAGTTTCCGCCGGCCGCATTCTTAGGTTGTATTCGCGCGCTATAGCAATTGCTACAGCGCGGTCTTTACCGATATTCTTTTTCTTTCCGGTTATTAGAGTGAATTTATAAACGCCGCGATCTTTATCAAATACCAGATAGTCAGGAAGATGGCGGTATTCTCTTTTTCTTGGCCTGGCAGCCATGGTTAGCCCTCGTTAATTAACTGACGGACTGCTTGATTAACCAATGAGTCGACACCCCATTTTTCTGTTTCGCAGACGAACGCAGAGCCATCCACAATTTTTCCCATGAGTAAACCATTTTCGACCCAGCGCTTAATAGTCCGATTGTCAGGTATTGAATCCTTAGTAAATTCACGTTTGCCCCATTGACTGGCTTTCATCAGCTTTGCCATGGATATTTCTCCATAAGGCCCGGCTGCACCCGGGCTGTCATGTTTATTCGTCAGCGATCGCGTTTGTAATTAGCTTTTGCCAGATAGCCGAGACGTATTTAACCTGGTGGCGGGCGTCGGCCAGCGCGTTGTGAGCTACACCATCAAATGGCATATCGCGCTTGGGATCGAAACCAAACTGTTTGCCGAGTAGCACCATGGTGCGCACGTCGCTATCGTTCCAGAATTTCCATGGGCAGGTTTGGTCGGCGCGTTCATAAGCTGAACGTAAAATAACGTTGTCGAAATTGGCCCCATTGCCCCAGACTTTCAGATAACGCGGATTGTCAGAATTACGGCTGATAAATGAGCTAAACTCCGAGAGCGCTTCGGCAATGTTCTTGGTATCGTCGGTACAAATTGCGGCGCGAGCCTCTGCTGATTGCTTAAGCCACCACAGGATGGTATCACCATCAGGGGTTGCCCCCTGATCCATAGCGCTGGCGAGGTTGATGGCCACATAGAACTCGGCGCCCAGATCGCCGTTTTTCGGGTCGAAGAACACTGCACCGATAGCGACAATTGGTGCGGCAGGATTATTGCCCATAGTTTCAATGTCGATCATTAAATTGTTCATTTTTAGCTCTCAAATTTCCAGGTATGACTAACAATTTCAGTGGCATCGCCACGGCATGGGTTGTCCAGTTTCTGTCCGCCACATTGACCGTATTCAACATCTACCCAATCTGAAATATCTTTATCGGTGGCGTGATCAGGCACGTCGATTTCCAGTGTGATGATGATTGTTTTCATCGTTTCCTCAGCTGCGGTACTGCTGCGAAATGCTCGACACCTTTAGCCCAAATAGCTTTGATGGTCGTCCATGAGACAGGAACGCTGATTTCAATTCTTCCGCTTCCGTCGCACGTTTCGCACTCCTCGTCGCCAAAACACTCTGGACAGTTTATGAATTTGGTCTCTGAAAACTCACCTGATAACGCTCCTTTAGCACCGTTCTCGGCTGATAATCTCCTCGGCATCAACTGCCAATCATCCAGAATTACCGGAGAGTTGGCAGTCATCGCTTCCTGATAACGTTCGAGCTGAACGTATTCCTGCACAGTCCAACCCATTACTCTACAGTCTGATGCCTCGGCTGCATCAGTGGAGTAAGAGAGCGTCCTACCACCTGGGACTGAAATCCCATACAGGTCTGCTACCGTCTTAAACTGTGGTGCAGGAATATTTTCAGGAATATTTTGCGGTTCTTTTTGTGGTTGAACGGCACCCTGAAGCATGGAGGCGCGGCGTTGCCAGACAATCCAGGCCACTACCATATCCCACGCCATATAGCCCTGATCGCCATTTTTAGCGCGACTGAGGTCAATTGTGTCTTTGAACCTTTCGGCCATGAATGCTTCGAACGCTCCCCGCTCATCAGACACTACCGGCGCTGGCGGGGCGGCGTATAGCTGCACGGCATCTTCATGAAAAGATGGGGAGTACCCACACGGCCCTTTCCGGAACGTACCAACAGGCTCAGCCTCCAGCGATGCCAGCGCGAGATTCGCTATCTCCAAATCCATCAGCGCAACGCTGCACTCAGGGTGCTTAAGTGCGGTTTCTTTCTGCGTTTCAATACGCGCAATTAACTGCTCTTTTGTGATTGGGGTTGTCATGGTTTCACCTTCCATTTACGCGCACACTCAAGACGCCATTTTTTAATGTTGTTTTCAGCGATATCTGTCATACCATCGTCAAACTGATATTTACGGCGCATTCTTTTGCATTTAAGCCATACCGGAATTGCTACAATCCAGAAGATAAGAGGCCAGACGAAAACTCCACTAACAGCCGCGGTAATAACCACCAGCATCAACGGAAGCTCCCGCACTTCCGTATCTAAGAAATCACGGCAAACATCTTTCAATGCGATAAATATATGCCTATACAAATCAGCGGTGTATGCCATGCAGTCGATGAAGTTAAAGTCGTAACCTGCCGCTGCAGCCCATGTGGGGCGGTCGATAAAATGACGTAATGTCAGCATCTATTCACCCTCTACGGCTACGCCAGCGGCAGCGGCTGATTCTTCATGTGCGCGTTTAGCAGCGTTGAGGATTGCTGCCAGTGGCGTATAGCTGCCATCCGTTCGGATTGTGTTGTGAATTCCCGCCAGCGTTTCGCGCAACTTGCTGTGACTCTCCTCCAGTTCTGCGATGCGTTCTTCATAACGAGCACCAACGGAAACGGCTTTCTCAAATGCCTTGAACCATTTAGCCGCATCCTGTTTAGAGGCTTTCAGCGCCTCTACCAGCGCCTCGACCGTTTCCAGAGAGAAGCTTTTTTGAGTAGCGTTAATAATTCGCAGACGCTCAATTGATGTATCAGGTCCGAACCCCGGCATTGCTTTACGTGCTTCGATGTCGCATTTAATCTGCGCCAGTTCTGTTGTCATGCTCATGCTGCGCGCTCCTCTTGCTTGCGATGGTTGATATAGCGTCGTATCGCGTCACGTACTTCTTTGCGCTCTGCTTCAGTCAGTGGCTTCTCGGTTTGATTGCTCATACTGTTTGCTCCTTCATACTGTCGAGCCACTCAAATACGCTCCAGTATTTAGACCAATCCGGCTGATCGTAATCGTCAGCATCTTCATTCCACTCACCTGAAAAAGGGTTTTCGCAAACCGAGGTACACCACAGACCGATAGCCGGACAATCCGGGTTACTATCAAATAATTCAGCAAGGAAGGGCCAGTGATTAACCCTTTCGTCATCAACAGGGAAATCAGCCAGGTAATGACGAATGCTCTCAGCCGCACGCGCGTAGTGTTCACGCAGGACATACATGCGGTCATATGTCATGGCGAGAACAGCACGATGGTGAAATGGGATATCCTGTCTCTTAGCGAGAGGCCAGAGCTTGTCGGCGCACGACCAGAAAGAACCGTTCAGGTAACGTTTTGCCATATCATCCCAAATGGTTGGGGCGAGCCCCCACGCGTTCCGCAGTTCTTCCGCAGTTTCTGATTTTTCACCGGGCCATACATGAATAACGGTTGTGTAGCTCATTCTGCTTTCCCCTCGCGCAGCTGCGCTTCCGCTCTTGCTGTTACCAGTTGATCCAGAGCCTCGGTGAGGGCGACGAAAGTAACGTCGAGCCGGGAGGCAATTTCACGCATGAGTTGTGCCTTTGCTGGTGGGAGTTCAGCAACCGCTGCATGTGCTTCGGCAACGAGTTCTTTTACTTTCATATGGCGCATTTGCGGATCTCCATCAGTTCATTAAAGCGGGTCATGAACATACCGTAAGCCTGCCCCGGGCGGAGAGGAACGATCTGGATAATGTCGCTGGTGGGGATGCCTTCGAGCATTGGCCATTGTGTACCGTCGTCTATGTCCAGATCCCGGCGTTCAGTGGCCAGCATTGTCAGGTCGGCATATTTCACAACTGCGGACTGTGTAAGCGGCAGATTGAACTTAAAGCGGATCAGTTCATCAACAAATGTCTCAACCCGGCGGTAGTCCGGCAGTAGGGCTTTGAGCGGGGCCGGAATATCCTGGCAATATGCTTCGGCGGCATCATGCATTAGTGCTTCAAAGGCAAACTCAGGTTCTACCAACTGACTGCACAGGACAGAATGTTGAGCGACGGAGTAGAACTCCGGTAAATGGCCGGCGAAACGGCAGATATGAGAAAGCGCGGTCGCGATATCTTCGATCTCGATATCGTCAATAGTGGCATTCATATAGTTAAAGCGTTTGCCGGAAAGGGTCTGGATATAGCTCATTGGGTTTATTTCTCCATATTTGCGCTCTGCACAGCGCCGATTTTTGGTTGCACGAATCCCTCGCCAGATGGCGATATTTAACAGAATTACGCTTCACTAATTGCCCCAGCGCGCAGGGCAATTAAGGTAGTGCAATTACGCTTTGAAGTTACCGATAAAGGTTTCCACAGGTTCGCCGTCGAACTTGCCGATCAGCAGGTCGCGGAATTCGTTGGCGATCGCTTCTTCCTGCGCTTCCAGTTGGACAATACGCAGGACGAATACCGGGTCGCTGCTTTTCAGCAGGCTGTTGCGCATGCTGAATGCACGCTCGCCCAAACCCTCATACGGCACACACTTGAACTCGAAGGCCACTGGCATCACATCTTTGCTGCTTGCTTCAATGCTCTGCATCAGCGATTTTTTGCCGCTGAAATCACTGTCTTCATGGTCAGCAGAGTTTGTCTGCTGGATGGTGACGCGACGAACAGCCTGAGCAGCCTGGGTAATCTTAATCACGGTACCGTCGGCATCGAACGCAGTCAGATAGTCGCTCCAGTCTTCAAGCCATTCAGCAATTTGCTTCTGGCTCAGATGGTCACCATTGATCGCCAGCAGCGCGCGGAATGGGGCTGTTTTCTTTAGTTTGATGGAAGCGACGTTGTCGGCGTGACCGGGATCGTCGAGCGTACCGATGTTAAAAATAGAGCGTGCGAGCATATTGTCAGCATCAATAAAGCATCGGGCCTTTTCTTCTTCGCTGGTGTAGCCAGTAGAATAGCGAACAAAGTCATCAATACTGGTGGTATCCATTGCACCACGGAAGCGGAAGCGCTTCGTGGAGAGATTCTCAAGACTTTGAACACGGGTGCCTTCCGGAATCAATGCGGACGGGCACGCCATAGCGTCGATATCTTTGAGGTGGTAGCCAGACAGGACCAGGTCTTTTACTTGCTGGATCGCGCTGCCGTCTAATTGCTGGGACATAAAAATTCCTTATTGATAATTGAGCTAGATGGATACAGTGAATTGGTTAGTTGCGGTTCACTGGGCCGCTTTCAGCTTTCCGTCCGTGGAACCGTTGATCCCGAAAAGCTGTCCCTGGTCTTCCTGCATGATGGTCAGCTTCCCGCCGCGGTTGACGTACATCGGTGTTTCGGTGGTGTCTTCTTCTGATGTTTTCCCGCGCGGAGTAGGGCAGGTGAACTGCAATTTGTGTTTGATCATGACGCGCTTCTCTTCGGTAGAGTTGCTCATACGGTCGAGATCGAAAGTCAGTACTACTTTGCCCTTATTGCCGTTGTTCAGAACGCCCAGCGCGGTGGTGTTAAGGGCACCGGCGATTTTGTTCATGAATATGCCGGCATCAAGTTCGCCCAGAAAATCGGGCACTACGGTCATGCGGTCATTGCTCATAGCATTACCTCTCGGTTAAGGCGGCTGCCACCGCCGGATTTTCTCCATACACAACAGAGAAGAGCACCTGCGTGATGGGAAGGTCTGCAAACCCTTACCTTTACGCCCGGATGGATTGGGTTATGAGCCCGTCACCCGGTGATGCTCTTGTCTCTTATGTAAAAAGGGCGGTACCAGGGACTTCAAAGGATGGTACTGGTACCGCCAAGACTACACACAGCAATTCGAAGTTGTGGTGGTGGTGCCTCCACCTGCCGGAGCAGCCAGTTCCGGCGACGTCACACTATCAAGAGCACATTCATTTTTAAGTTGAATGGTTTGGCCTCGTCACGTGCGCATAGCCGCAATTACCACAACTGAGAGCGCACTCCGTCGTTTAACAAACCAGTCACCCAAACCGATAAAAGTTAGAGTGCGCTCTCAGTTGTACTCTTCACTGCGACCTGCCTTAGCGAATCATCCGGTCATTCATATGCCACCGGCGGCTACTTCGTGGGCGTCCTGCCTGTCTGCTGTTTCTTTTAGGTACATTATGTATCCCAAAGGTACATTGTCAAGTATAAAAAAACCTGCCGAAGCAGGTTGGAGATTATAAGCTATGGCCTGTTTTTATATCGCCTTGGTTTTCCTGAAAAAATCACTGTCCCAATGATAGAGCAGTTGCCATTTATTTTAATATAGGGCTCTGGCCAGTTTGAGTTCAGGGCCTTAAGGAACCGTTGTCCGCTATCTTCGATCAACCTTTTAAAGGTCGTCTCGCCTGTTTCATGCATCAATGCAATGACATCATCGCCATGGACTGCAGGCACTTCGGGATCGACGAAAATCATATCGCCAGGGCGGTACTCATCGATCATTGAGTCCCCAATAACACGCAAAATATAAGTCATTGGGCCACAAGGGACCGGGCACGGGTACGTTTCTGCGCTGCTCAAATCAACCTCAGCATAGCCAACTTCGGTCCATGCTCCTGCTTGAACCCAGGAAATAACCGGAACCATAGTGATATTTCTACTAGTGTCGGAAACATCCGGGGCTTTTGCAACGTTGGTTGTTTGATGTTCCTGATCTAGCCATCCTTGCGGCAAGTCGAAACACTTCTCGATATGCCGAGCCATTGCGTCACCAATATTTTTGGTCGCGCCTTCCCCCATAAACCGACTTGTTTGGGTTGGCTCACGATCGATCATATTGGCAAAATAAGAATTTCCGCCAACACCATCTCTCAATTTTCTGGCGTTTATCCGCCTGATTTCTTGGATAGTTTTCATCCTTTCATTAGACATTCTGTACCTTAAAGGTACAAGTACCTTGATGGTTCATTTTATTCGTGTAATATGTACATTGGAGGTACATATTATGAAAGAGTATTGGGACTCTTTAACCAAAGAGCAGCAATTCAGTCTTGCAGGTGATGTTGGTTCGACCCACGGTTACCTGAGGCTTGTTTTTAACGGCCACAAAAAAGCCGGTTTTGCCTTAGCTAAAAAGCTGGAGGAGACAACTTCCGGGGCAATTACCAAATCTGACTTAAGACCTGACATCTACCCGAAACAATAACAGATGCGCAGTTTTTTTTAACCACAGAGAGTAAGGGGTTAACCGTGGGTAACGGACCTGAATGGAAAGTAGAGCGACAGCCAGCATGGCTGGTGACCGCGATAAAAAAGACCATCACCGATTTACCGGGAGGATATGCGGAAGCAGCCGAATGGTTAGGTGTAACTGAGAACGCTTTATTCAACCGTCTCCGTGTTGATGGCGACCAAATCTTCCCGCTGGGTTGGGCAATGGTTCTACAGCGTGCAGGTGGCGTTAACCATATTGCAGATGCGGTTGCGTTTCATACCAATGGGGTTTTCGTGAAGCTTCCTGAAATTGAGCAAATGGGTAACGAGGAACTTCTTACCAAATTTAGCGAGTTGTTGTCGGCGCTGGGCCGCTTCGCACAGTATCACAATGAATCAACATCCGATGGGGTGCTTGATAGCGAAGAAAACAAACGTATGAAGGCGAAGGGCTACCGTGTGCAGGCTCTGGTGGCAGAGATTATGGTCGTAACCGAAATGTTGTTTGGGGAAGGTGACGCCCGCGAGTGTGCAGCTCCGGGCGTCCTGGCGAAAAACTCTACGTGTATGGAGAAATAATCCGCATGAGCAATTTAATCGTAAATTCTCGTTTACCGCAACTCAGGATGATCCCGGTGTCGGGTCCATCGTTTCGGTATGAGCGCATGGTATCAGGGCGTTGGGTTGCATGTAACCACAGTCGCGCCACTGCAATTGTGGGGGTATTCAACCGGAGGGCCGCGGCATGGTACACAAAATGAATGATTCCGGTGCGCAAGCGCCACTTTCCATATTCGCAGCTGGGCCGGCGACAATGGGCAGTCGTGAGATTGCGACTCTCACCAATAAACAGCATGGCCACGTTTGCCGTGACATTGAAACCATGCTGGAGCAGCTCGGAGAGCCAGTCGAGGGGTATATCCATATTTGGATACACCCCCAGAACAACCGACAGTACCGGGAGTTCAGGCTCGACCGCGAACATACCGAATGTCTGGTTGCAGGTTATAGCGCACCTCTGCGTATGGCTATTATCCGCCGTTTACGTGAACTAGAAGCGCAGTCTGGAACCATTCCACAGACACTTCCTGAAGCCCTCCGCCTAGCTGCCGATATGGCAGAGCAGAATGCTCAGTTGGTTAGCAAAGTGGAGCAGGACGCGCCAAAGGTGGCGTTCGTAAATCATTATGTCGAAGCTGGTGGTGCGAAAAGCCTGCGGGAAACGGCGAAGATCCTCAATATGCCCGAAAAGGCGATGATCGATGCTCTGGTGCGCGACAAAGTCCTGTTTCGCCAGTCTGGCAATCTGCTGCCGCATGCGCTGCGCCAGCGGGAAGGACTTTTCACCGTTAAAACGGGCACATCAGACTTTGGTCATGCATATACGCAAACCCGTGTAACTCCTCGTGGTGTTGAGTGGATCGCCCAGCGCTATGCCTCTGAATTGATGGGAGGCTGACATGTCGATAAAAACTCTCGACCGCTATTACAAAGATAGCCACGGAATTATCGTGAACGTCATCGGTTATGACGAATCTGCCCAGCGCGTCATTTATCGTCGTCCGGGCTATGAATGGGACTGCGTTGCGCCGCTGATCGTCTTTCGTTCCAGATTCACGAGGATAGACGAATGAATATCCTCATTATTGCTTTCAGCGATTCCGGGCGCTACACTGCTCTGGCAGCGGCAAAATCCGTTGCCGGGATTGGCGTCCTGGAATTGATTAATGAGCACAACCGCGCTCTGGCGGTTTTTTTGTGCACAACGCATTGCTACACCCTGATTATGGTGGGGCGTGCAGGGGCATCGCAAGATGCGCCGGGTTCATTAGTCACCGGTTACGCCAACCCTGTACGTCTCACCACCTCTGTGATTGGCGTCTCATGTGGTGAGCTATTAAAGCTGACTAATGAGGATGCCATTATGGCTACTATCCCTACCCAAGCTGAATTCAAAGAAATCACTCGCGATTTGGTGCTTGTCACCACTGCTCTACGTTCACTGCGTAAAGTCACCCCTCATGATGTTCAAAGCGGCTATAGCCTTTCTCAGATGCTCAATACCTTACAGGCAGAACGTACCCGGCTGGTGGCCCTGATTCTGCCTTACGTCCACAGTTCTCTGAATATCAACGGGGAGGTGCGCGCGTGAGCAGCAAACTTCATGGACTGGTATGGGAATGTGATATTCAGCCAATATCACGAAAAGCAGTACTTGCTCGACTGGCAGATTTCAGTAGCGATGCTGGTTACTCCTGGCCTTCAGTGGAAACGATACGCCGCCAGATTGGCGCTAAAAGCAAAAATACAGTGACGTCGTCAATTAAGGCTCTTGTTAATGATGGCTGGCTGGAGGTTATCCCTCGCAAATCTGGTGGTCGCGATATTTCGAATGCATACCAGCTTAATGTGGACAAAATTGAAGCTGATGCAAATGAGGTTCGTGAAGTAGTTAAGCAAGAGCGATTGAAAGCTAAGTCAAAATTTAACCCCTCAGAAATTGACCCCTCAAATTCTGCCCCCTCAAAAGTTGAGGGGTCAAAAAAAGCCACTTTAAGGGGTCAAAATTTGGGTGGGGAGGGGTCAACCATTGACCCCGATCCGTCATTAGAACCAACTACAGATCCGTCAGATAAAAAACCTTCTTGTCCGGTTGCTGCGCAACCCGACCCTGCGGTGGTGATCACTGACCAGGCAAAACAGGTTTTATCACACCTGAACAAAACTACCGGATCGCGATATCAGGTCTGTAAGTCGTCTCTGGAACACATCCGCGCTCGCCTGACTGATGGGTTTACGCCTGATGAACTGGTGCTGGTGGTTGATTACAGCGTCGAGAAGTGGGGCGAGGATATCAAAATGTCCGAATATCTACGCCCGACAACACTTTTCCTGCCGTCCAAGTTCCCTGGTTACCTGCAATCGGCGAGCAAGTGGGATTCAGCCGGACGGCCGGAGCGCAAGGATTGGGGGAGAGCACGACAGCATGACCCCATGAAGTTCGGGCCAGTTGATACGAAGATTCCAGAGGGGTTCCGGGGATGATGCCGAATAAATATTGCCAGGCGCTGGTGCAGCTGCGCAGCAAACCCGCCCATGAGTTGAAAGAAGTTGGCGACCAGTGGCGTACTCCGGATCTGCTGTTCTGGGGAATCAACGCGATGTTCGGCCCGCTGGTGCTGGATCTGTTTGCTGACAACAGCAACGCGAAATGCCCGGCCTGGTACACCGCTGAAGACAATGCGCTTACTCAGGACTGGTCTGCTCGTCTGGCAGAACTTGAGGGGGCTGCATTCGGTAACCCACCATACAGCCGTTCGCAGTACCACGAAAAGCAGGCCATTACAGGTATGACCCATATCATGAATCACACCATGGCGATGCGTGATAAGGGTGGGCGATATGTTTTCCTTATCAAAGCCGCTCCGAGCGAAGCGTGGTGGCCGGATGAAGCCGATCACATCGTCTTTATTCGCGGGCGCATTGGTTTCGATCTGCCTGAATGGTTTGTTCCTGCTGATGAGAAGCAAAAGCCCACCAGCGCATTCTTTGCTGGCGCAATAGCAATATTCGATAAGACATGGCGCGGCGAGCGTTTCAGCTATATCGACCGTACCGAGCTGGAAGCCAAAGGCCGAGCGGCGATGTCGTTAGCCCTTTTTGCTGCTGGCATAAATCAGCCATCGGCACCTGCTGTTACACCTGCAGATTCATCGCTCGTGGTTGAAAACAGGATATGGCCACTCGAAGTTAGTTTCCTGTTTGACCAACTGGATGGTGGTGACGATCTGGAAGCTGCCAAGCAGCACAAAATAAAGTCGCACATTAACCAGCTATGGCTGGAAAGAACGCCAAACCCTGAAATTTTAGCGATTGCTGGTGGCCTTGTGGAAAGTATGACTGGAGGCATGAATGTCTGAAATTATCGTTGATAACTTTGCTGGCGGCGGTGGCGCATCGACGGGGATCGAAATGGCTATCGGTCGCAGTGTTGATATAGCGATCAACCATGATGTGAATGCCATTGCTATGCATCAGACCAATCACCCTGACACGCTGCACTACTGCGAGAGTGTTTTCGATGTTAATCCGGTTGCGGCCACCAGCGGCAAACCTGTCGGACTGGCATGGTTCTCGCCGGACTGCCGCCATTTTTCCAAAGCGAAGGGTGCGAAGCCTGTAGAGAAAGCGATCCGTGGTCTGGCATGGATTGTTCTCCGCTGGGCGCTCGATGTTGAGCCGCGTGTGATGATGCTGGAGAACGTGGAGGAGTTCAAAACGTGGGGCCCGCTGCTGGCAGGTGAAATGCGTCCCGACCCGGCGCGCGTCGGTGAAACCTTCCAGGCTTTCGTTGGCATGCTTTCTTCGGGCATTCATGCAGACCACCCTGCGCTGGCAGAGTGCTGCGAGTTCCTGAATCTTCCTCTTGGTGGAGAGGGGGCCTCGCGACTGGTTGCCGGGCTCGGCTATGACGTGGATTATCGCGAATTGAGGGCGTGTGACTACGGTGCGCCGACAATCCGCAAACGTTTCTTCATGGTGATGCGCCGGGATGGTCAGCCTGTAGTCTGGCCTGATGCTACCCACGGCGATCCGAAATCACCTGCCGTGCTGGCGGGCAAACTGGCACCGTGGCGCACCGCGGCGGAATGCATCGACTGGTCTATCTCCGCGCCGTCGATCTTCGACCGCAAAAAGCCATTGGCGGAGAATACGCTCAAACGCATCGCGCGCGGTATCCAGCGCTTTGTCATCGATAGCGCATCGCCGTTTATCGTGAAGTGCAACCATACCAGCACCAAATCCTCGTATGACTGCTTCCGCGGGCAGGCGCTGGATGAACCACTACAGACAATTACCAAAACCCATGGCTACGCTATCGCCGTGCCTCATCTGACAAAATTCCGTACCGGCGCTACCGGGCAGCCAGTCACTGAACCAGTGCCAACGGTTACAGCTGGGACATCAGCGCGCCCGGGGGAGAATGGTCATGCATTGGGGATTGTAGAGGCGGGTCTGGTCCCGTTCCTAGCTGGCAACGGCGGCAGTGAGTACCAGGCCAAGCCACGCCCGCTGGACAAACCCGCGCATACCATTATGAAGCAGTCTCGCTCCTGTTTGGTTGCCCCGGTTATTTCCCGGCAGTTTGGTGCCAGTATCGGCCACCGTGCAGACGAACCGAGCGCAACTATCACCGCGGGCGGTGGCGGTAAATCGCAGCTGGTGACGCCGACGCTGATTCAGATGGGTTATGGCGAACGTCCAGGGCAAGAGCCGCGTGTGCTGAAACTAGATAGCCCGCTGGGTACGGTCACCGCTGGGGGTAATAAATTTGCAGTTGCCGCTGCGCATCTGATTAAACACTACGGCGGTAATTATCAGGGAGCAGGGGTGGGGATGGATGAGCCTATGCATTCCGTTACCACAGTCGATCATCACGCCGTAGTTGCTTCCCACCTGGTCAAGTTACGTGGCACTTGCCGGGATGGTCAGCGTATCGACACACCAGCGCCAACAATTACAGCCGGTGGTCAGCATGTTGGTGAAGTAAAAACAGCGCTGGCGGTTGAGGGTTACGATGAGCAGCGCGCGCAGCAAACGCTGGCATTTCTGCGGTCATACTGCGGTGAAGACTGTACCGGGCTGGTGGATATTGACGGCGTGACTTTCCGGATCGTTGATATCGGTATGCGCATGCTACAGCCGCATGAGCTGTACCGGGCGCAGGGCTTCCCTAATGGCTACGTGATTGATCGGGATTATCGCGGCAACCGCTACGCGAAAGATAAGCAGGTCGCTCGTTGTGGTAACGCCGTGCCGCCGCCATTTGCTGAAGCGCTGGTGCGCGCCAATCTCCCCGAACTGTGCGCCAACCGTCTGCAGGAGGTTGCGTGAGAGCCCTTCTTACGCCGGAAATTGTGCCACGCCTCGGCGTGGTACTCCTCAAGCCCGGCAGCGAGCTATTTTCACTTTTTACCGGGGGGCGGGTGCTTGTGGAGCGCCAGCCCGAACATATGGCGAGTATGCCAACCGGGCGAGTTCCCGATGCGCGCCAGCCATTAGCCGAAAATAAAAGCCTCGAGTCTTTTTTCTCTGATGAGCGAGTTATCCAGGCCGCCGGCGGGATAAACGGCCTGGAAGAGTGGCTGCTTCGGCGCTTCAAAAAGTGTCAGTACCCCCACGGTGATTATCACCATAACGAGGTGGTCACAATGCGCTACGCATCGTCGGCGATAGCAGTTTGCTGGCACTGTGACCACACACTGAAAGAACAGGCGACGGAAACGCTGGGAGCGCTGGCGCAGAATAATGCCACGGAATGGGTGATCGAAAAGGTCTTGCTGGCGCTCGGGTACAACAAAGAGCGTGAGCTGTCCCTCGGTGAGTTGTGCTGGTGGGCTATTTACTCCGGGATAGGGGATGCAATAACGGAGGGGATGGCGCATCAGGCGCTACGTCTCCCTGTTGAGCCAATTCTTTCGGTCTACAAAGAGGCCGATATCATCCCGGGCGACACTGTCCCATCGGCGGTTCAACTTCAGCAGAGAGCAAGACGTTTTAAACGGTCAGAAGCACCGCAGCCGGTAGAGCAAAAGCCAGTTATGGCGCTGCGTGCGGATCCGGAAAGTCCCGAGTCATTCATGCTGCGGCCTAAGCGGCGTCGCTGGGAAAATGACTCCTATACCCGCTGGGTGAAAACGCAACCATGTGAAGGTTGCCGACGCCCGGCAGACGACCCGCACCATATCATAGGGCATGGTATGGGCGGTACAGCAACAAAAGCCCACGACCTGTTTGTGATTCCTCTGTGCAGAGAGTGTCACGACGAACTACACGCCAACGTTGCTGCGTTCGAAGAAAAGCATGGCACGCAGTTGGAACTGCTGTTTCGCTTTCTCGATCGAGCGCTGGCAATTGGCGTTATCACAAAATAATGAGTGTATGGAGTGATTATTTTTATGAATAAGCAGGATATTGATTTGGTAATTCATGCGGCTCTGGAGATAAAACAATGACACCACGCCAGCGCCGCAATCACCTGGAAGCACTTGGTAAAGCCGCTATTGCCCCACGCAAAAGCTGGCTTGGTAAAAGCATGCTCCTGACAGGTATTCAGTCAGCATGGATAAAATCACTTCTTTCAACCTGGGGGGAGGGTGTTCGCGGTGGTGCAGCGCCCCGGATGCCAAGAGAACATTCATGCTGGAATGCTATCCGGAGGGGAAATTGGTCAGATAAGGCGCTGGAACGGTTTACTGCAGCACTGGATCAGGCTCGTAGTGAGGGCTTTAAAGGGGAGCAGGCATTGAAACGCGCCCGAACCATCCTCTGGCCGGTAGAAACCACCAGCATAATTGATGAAGCTCTGAATAACGATGATGTTGATTTTGTTGAGCAGTCTGTACTGAATGCTTTCAATTTAGATGATCCTGTTTATGTTGTTGGCCTGCAGTATTACACCACCCGGAAAAAAATCTCACATATCACCAGGGAGTTGAAAGCGATTGCTCCATGGCTCACCGATGATGAGGCAAGAAAGCGAGTTCGCTGGTGTCTGGAAATATTCTGCGCGAAGACATTTTTGGCTGCCCGCAATCTGATGAGGGAGCAGGTGTAGGGATGATTTTAGCTTTTTGTGCTCTTTATTTCGTTTTTTATTGAAAACGAGCCAAGAAATTAGATAATCCATTCATGCTTGGCAGAGCTGCGCCACGATGGCAGCGATGAGAAGCGAACAATTTGAACATGACGAGAACCCCGCCAGCGCGGGGTTTTTGCTTTCCGGCGATACGACAGGGGTATTCGCGAGATGCATTGCATCAGTACCCCTGTCATATCGTCGAATCTCACTAATTTCCTCATCACATTATTACTTCATTCTGGGCTGCCATTCGGCGGCCTTTTTCTATTCCCCTCGTTCTGAGAGGATTTACAGCAAAGAGGGGGCTAAATGTCCGCAGAACCAATATCCGGCACTGCCGTTGCGTCGGCTGGGTTGGCAGGTGCGAGTGTCTTTGGATTGGCAACAGGTATTGATTACGGCGTTGTTTTTGGCGCATTTGCCGGCGCTGTGTTTTATGTGGCCACCGCGGCGGACGTTAGCCGGCTCCGGTTGGTGGCGTATTTCATCACCTCTTTCATCGTTGGCGTTCTTGGGGCCGGATTCATTGGGTCGAAGCTGACTGCGGCAACGCATTATGAAAAACCGTTAGATGCTCTCGGTGCAGTGATTATCTCTGCGCTGTGCATAAAAATTCTAACTTTTCTTAATAGCCAGGATTTAAACAGTCTGTTCGGAATGCTCTCCCGGCTACGGGGAGGAGGGACGAATGGTAATAGATGACCCATCCCTGCTGGTGGGGAAAATGCTCCACGCAGTGCTCACCAGTTCCACCAGTGCGAAGCTCAACGCCATAATCTGCCTGGTTATCGTTGGAGTACTGATGTTCTACCAACGACGCGGATCACGGCATCGGCCTGTGATTTCTTTGCTGGCGTATATGGCTGTACTCGCTTACGCCGCCGTCCCTTTCAAACTGATATTTGGCCTTTATCACCAGTCGAGTTGGCTGGTGGTCGTGGCTAATGTCCTGATATGCGCTGCTGTTCTGTGGTGTCGCGGAAATGTAGCGCGCCTTATTGACGTACTGAGGCTCTGATGAATCAACAACTATTTCAGAAGGCGGCTGGTATTAGCGCCGGGTTAGCTTCGCGCTGGTTTCCGCATATTGATGCGGAGATGAAAAATTTCGGCATTAACGCGCCTCTGGATCAGGCGATGTTCATCGCTCAGATGGGGCACGAAAGTACAGGATTCACCCGGGTGGTGGAAAACCTCAACTATGCCGCTGAAAACCTTGTTCCCTTCTTTGGTAAGCATCGGATCACTGAGCAGCAGGCCGCAGCCCTCGGCAGAACGGCGACGCACCCGGCAAACCAGCAGGCTATCGCAAATCTTGTCTACGGCGGTGAGTGGGGCAAAAAGAACCTCGGCAATCAGGTAGCGGGCGATGGCTGGAAATATCGCGGTCGCGGGCTGAAGCAGGTTACCGGCCTGAGTAATTACCGAAGTTGCGGACAGGCATTGAAGCTGGATCTCGTTACACATCCTGAGCTGCTGGAACAGGATGAATACGCTGCGCGTTCCGCCGCATGGTTCTACGTCTCCCGCGGCTGCTTGCTTTATTCCGGTGATGTGGAGCGCGTCACGTTGATCATCAACGGCGGGCGGAATGGGCTGGATAAGCGCCGTGCGCTGTTCAATCAGGCTAAATCTGTGCTGGTGTGAGACGTTTATGGGCGTAATCGAATTAATCATTGGCGCGGTTTGCGCGGTGCTGGCTGCCGCAGTTGGTGGCTTTGGTATTGGGCATATTCGCGGCACCAGTAAAGCAGAGGCGAAGGCAGACCAGCAGCGCACCGAAGAGAACGCAGCGGCAACCGTTGCGGTGGCAGAACGTAAAGCTGAAGTCACTAAAGAGGCCAGTAATGCTCAGCAGACTGTTAATCACATGCCTGATGACGATGTTGATCGCGAGTTGCGCGAAAACTTCTCCCGCCCCGGTGGTGGTTGATACCGGTTGCCTGTGGACCCGAATTATCTATCTGACCAACAACGATATCGACGTGCTGGATAAGCAGACGAAGCGCGACATCCTGGCGCATAACAAAGCGTGGCAGGCGAACTGCCAGAGGAAAACGTAGTGAACCAACAGGCCCAAAAAATACTGACGGACTTGCTGCAAAAGGCTTCTAACGGAGTGGATGCAGCAGTGTCATTCAGCCAGGCTCAAATCCCTGATGTGATACACCAGCTTCTGATTTGGAATTTTACTACATCACTTATCTTTTCTATTTTGGGTGTTTTGCTTTTCACGGGGGCGCAAATTGCTGCCTGGAAGGTTTTCAAGCACTTGCGAAAAGCATGGCGACACGATGAGATATGGGAACACCCTGAGATTATTTTAATTTCAGCGGCCTATATCATCACATTCGCTCCTCTGGGCTGGCTGTCAATGGACTGGCTAAAAATCTGGCTCGCCCCGAAATTGTACCTAATTGAGTACGCTGCATCGTTAATTAAGTAGCTATTACAAAGCTCATCTGCTGGTGGGCTTGATAATGGTTAACGTTCGCTTAATCCAAAGCCTCGCCAGGCTGCCATTCCAGCGATTACCCCAATTAATGAAGACGTAATGCCTCCAGCCCAATTAATAAACCATGCAGCGTCAGTGAAAAATCTTGATAGATAGAAGCAAAAATCTAAGCCAGACATGCTTACTGCAAAAAGCACCCAGAAGCATATCGCACGTTGTATTAATCTCAGAACCATTGGGCGGCTCCTGTCGGTTTGTATTGCTTTATTTATAGCAGGAAACAGCTACCACCATGGCTAGGCTTATTGTAATGCAATATCCCTTACAGCGGATAATGCAGAAGATATCCCCGCAAGCGGATATATAAGAGGTGGAAAATGAAAAAGGTCAGTGTGACCATCCAGCACCTTGAAAACCATATTGATGGTATTGTTCAAGGCGCAAAAGTAACATTTAAGGTAATTCAGGACGGGAAGGTGCTCGTTGAAGAGACGTTATCCGGCAAGGCTACCGGCCCGTATGTGAAAATGTATGAGGTAAACGCCACTGACTCCAATATTTCAATCGAGCACGATCGCCATGATTTGCCCTGGTTGAAAATCACTGCTGTCCTTCTCTGAGGGCGTTTATTTCTTCTTCTCAATTGCATAGCATGATCTCCGGGTACCCAAAGGAGATAACTATGTTTGTAGCAGAAGGCTTAAAACCTGATCTTGATAATGAAGGATGGGTAAAAGGTTGGGGTGTGGTTCGTAACGCTCCGTGGCACCTCGCAGGTGTTTATGCGACGAAAGACGTTGCAGAGACAAAAGCAGGGATGTTGAGTGATGGCTATGAGGCTCGCTACGGCTCCCACAGGCTTGGTAGCGACGACTTTATCTCCTAGCCTGCATCTGTCAGACATAACACTTTGAGCCACTGGCATCCGCTGGTGGCTTTTTTATTGCGCATCGCACGCGCACATCTAAGAAAGTCTTTCAGCTGTTAGTCTGGGCAAACCGTTAACTTTCGGCGGCTTTGCCGTGCGACAGGCTCACGTCTAAAAGGAAATACCACATGAAATATTTATCGCTACAGCAGGCGATGCTTGGCATGCGTGTTGTTCTGACTGATACGGGCGTTTTACTCAAAAGCCCGGCTGGTTCAGCAGAGTACAACCACAAGGGGCGTCGCATTAAAGTTAATGGGCATGCTGATTACTTCCCGGATCATCTGCGAGTTAAAGATAAGCGGACACCGAAAGGTGGATATGTAAGCGTCGGCAAATACGGCACCACTGTACTTCGTAGTGATGGGACTGTGGGTGTACAGATTGGTAAGTTAGATACCGCCAACGCGATCATTAAAAATGCTCAAGCGAACTATAACGTTCAGATGCACATTAACAGAAACGAAGAGAAAGACGCGCGCAGCATAGGTATGACAATTAACAATACAGCCACAGCATGGCGTTTAAGCGACCAGATGCACGAAGCCATTATTAACGCTGTACGTGAAAGCGATTTGTTTAAATCTCTTGTGCAAAGTCTTGATGCGCAAGCAGCTTCAATTTCTGGCGTACAGCAGGCAATGCGCGATGCAGTAACTGATGCCATTAGTAACGCGGTTAAGCCTGGAGGGCTGCTTTGGCGTGCTACGCGTTAATGATGACTCATCGAAATCACGTCCGCTCCACATTTTCTCATGGGTCCTCCCGGCGGGGTGGCCTACCACGGGGCGGCTGGCTCGCGGGAAACGGCTAGTTTTTCGGATCCAAGGTCATCATCATCATGTGCGCAGGTTATTGATCTCGTTAGAGGTGATTTTGCGTAGATGTCGAATCGTTTAAAAAGTGTTCACCATCATGGACCAGGAAATTGCCGCTTTAAAACTGAACATCAACCAGCTGGCGGGGATTACAGGCGTACACCGTCAGACGGTGGCCGCCAGGCTAAAAAATATCGAACCAGCGCAAGGCAGCAACAGCAAATTAAAGCTTTATCTGGTCACCGATATTCTGGCCGAGCTGATGATCCCAACCGTATCAGCCAACATTGACGATATGCCACCATCCGACAGGCTTTCGCACTGGAAAGCAGAAAACGAGCGGATTAAGTTCGAACAGGACACCGGCCAGCTTATTCCGGCAGATGAGGTGGCGCGTGAATTCTCATTGATGGCGAAAGCCGTCGTCATGGTGCTTGAAACTCTCCCCGATGTACTCGAGCGTGACTGTGCTTTAACGCCTGCAGCTGTTTCTCGTGTGCAAAGCGTTATCGATGATCTACGCGACCAGATGGCGGAGAGAGTACAGGATGCTGAAACAGAGGAGGTAGAGCCAGAGGAGGACTGATGGCAAAGCGGGCATCAGCCAGGGGCATCCGCCGCGATGTTTCCGGTATATTACGAGCACCGCGTCGTATGCCGGTGGCAGATGCGGTCGGCACTTACATGCGCGTACCGATGGGGGCAGGAAACTCCGTTCCGTGGGATCCGGATCTGGCACCCTATGTGATTGAGCCAATGAACTGCCTGGCATCGCGTGAATACGATGCGGTTGTGTTTGTGGGCCCGGCGCGAACGGGTAAAACCATCGGGCTGATTGACGGCTGGATTGTTTATAACGTTGTCTGCGATCCGGCAGATATGCTTGTGATTCAGGTATCTGAGGAAAAAGCGCGCGAGCATTCCAAAAAACGTCTGGACCGTACTTTCCGCTGTAGCCCTGAAGTTAAAACCCGGCTAAGCCCAAGGCGTAATGATAACAACGTCTACGACCGAACATTTCGCGCCGGCAACTATCTGAAGCTGGGCTGGCCATCCGTCAATATCATGTCCTCCTCGGACTATAAGAGTGTGGCGCTGACGGATTATGACCGCTTTCCGGAAGATATCGACGGAGAGGGGGATGCTTTTTCACTGGCATCGAAGCGTACCACGACATTCATGTCCTCCGGGATGACGCTGGTTGAGAGCTCGCCCGGTAGAGATATCAGAGACACAAAATGGCGGCGCTCCACGCCCCATGAAGCCCCTCCGACCACCGGAATTTTATCACTCTATAACCGTGGTGACCGCCGTCGTCTTTACTGGCCATGCCCGCATTGCGGAGAATATTTCCAGCCGGAAATGGACAATATGACCGGATACCGCGACAGCAGCGATCCTGTGCTTGCCAGCGAAGCGGCGTTTCTTCAGTGCCCTGCCTGTAAAGGCAGGATCACGCCGGATATGAAACGTGCGCTTAACATGAAATGTGTCTGGCTCCGGGACGGGCAAACCATCGACAGTAAAGGCCAGGTAAGCGGTGATGGCCGTCGTTCTCGTATTGCCTCCTTCTGGATGGAAGGCCCGGCAGCTGCTTACCAGACCTGGGCGCAGCTTATCTATAAGTTTCTGACCGCCGAGCAGGAATATGAATCCACGCGCAGCGAAGAAACCCTGAAGACGGTGATCAATACCGACTTCGGCAGGCCCTATTTGCCGCGGGCCAGCATGGAGCAGCGTAAAAGTGAATTGCTCGAGCAGCGTGCCGAAGAAGTCCCAAAACGTTCTGTACCGGACGGCGTGCAGTTTCTCACTGCGACCGTGGACGTGCAGGCCGGGCGCAACCGACGCTTTGTTGTGCAGATTACGGGTTATGGAAGTATGGGTGAGCGCTGGATAGTTGACCGTTACAACATCCGGCATTCGCTGCGCTGCGACGGCAACGGGGAAAGCATTCAGGTGGACCCGGCGAGCTATCCGGAGGACTGGGATCTTTTACTCACCGACGTCTTTGATAAAACGTGGCCACTCGCAACTGACCCGTCAAAGGGCATGCGGCTAATGTCGATGGCCGTGGACTCAGGCGGCGAAGATGGCGTGACGGATAATGCCTACAAGTTCTGGCGCAGATGTCGCCGTGAGGGGCTGGGTAAGCGTATCTATCTCTTCAAGGGGGACAGCGTCAGGCGCAGCAAACTTATCCAGCGAACGTTTCCCGACAACACGGGCAGATCAACGCGCCGCGCACAGGCGACGGGGGATGTGCCTCTTTATCTTCTCCAGACCGATGCCCTTAAAGACCGGGTGAATAATGCGCTGTGGCGTGATTCTCCCGGCCCTGGCTATGTGCATTTCCCCGCCTGGCTGGGCAACTGGTTCTATGACGAACTGACATATGAGGAACGCTCAAATGAAGGGAAATGGAGTAAGCCTGGCCGGGGCGCAAACGAAGCATTTGACCTGCTCGTTTATGCCGACGCGCTCGCCATCCTTAGTGGTTACGAAAAAATCAAATGGCCGTCAGCTCCTGAGTGGGCACGGCGGGAAACGTGGATCGAGGACACGCAGACGGAAGCTGGCGAAATGCCATCCCCGCCGCCTGCGCCGAAATCTAAATCAAAATCAAAACCAAAACGTGAGAAGCCCGTAACCGAGCAGGCTAATCCATGGTCTTCGTCAGGAGGTTGGGTGTGAATCCAGCAGATATTCAAAACATGATCGACCGCTACGCTGCAGCCGAGCTGTCTGTTCTGGAGGGGAAATCAATCACTTTCAACGGGCAGCAGATGACGCTCGAAAACCTGTCGGAAATCAGAAAAGGCCGTCAGGAATGGGAGCGACGACTGGCAACGCTCAATAACAAACGCCGCGGGCGACCCGGCTACAGGCTGGCGAGGTTTGGATGAGTTTTTTAGATGATGCGATTGGCCTGTTCTCACCAGGCTGGAAAGCCTCACGCCTGCGTGCCCGCGCGGTTATTAAGGCGTATGAGGCGGTAAAGCAAACGCGTACCCACAAAGCCCAGAAGGAAAATCGTTCAGCCGATCAGCTCAGCCAGATGGGGGCGGTTTCACTGAGGCAGCAGGCACGCTGGCTTGATAACAACCACGATCTGGTGATTGGCGTTTTCGACAAGCTGGAAGAAAGGGTGGTGGGTGCGAAGGGCATCATAGTTGAACCGCATCCGATGCTGAGCAACGGGAAGATCGCAAAAAAGCTGGCTACTGATATCCGCAGAAAATGGGGCGAATGGTCCGTAAGACCCGATGTCACAACCCAGTTCACCCGTCCAATGCTGGAGCGGCTGATGCTGCGAACGTGGCTCCGGGACGGTGAGGTATTTGCTCAGCTGGTTCGCGGTACCGGAAATGGTCTTCAGCCCGTTGCTGGCGTGCCGTTCTGGCTGGAAGCGCTGGAGCCGGACTTTGTGCCGATGAACAGCGATGCAGCCACCCAGCTCAATCAGGGCGTTTTTGTCGATAACTGGGGACGCCCGAAAAAATATCAGGTCTATAAAAGCCTGCCAGTATCCGGGCGTCAGTTCGATACCAAAGAGATAGATGCAGAAAACATGCTTCATCTCAAATTCACACGACGCCTGCACCAGACCCGCGGAACGTCTCTTTTGTCAGGTGTTCTGATGCGTCTGAGCGCGCTGAAAGAGTATGAGGACTCGGAGCTTACCGCTGCCAGAATTGCTGCCGCACTCGGCATGTATATCAAAAAAGGCGACGGGCAGAGCTTTGAGTCTGATTCCAGCAGTGATGACCGCGAGCTGATGATTCAGCCCGGTATGCTCTATGACGAGCTGCAGGCCGGGGAAGAAATCGGGATGATTAAATCCGATCGTCCGAACCCTAACCTCGAGTCGTTTCGTAACGGACAGCTGCGTGCCGTGTCAGCCGGCAGTCGCCTCAGCTTTTCCAGCACATCCAGAAACTACAACGGAACGTACAGTGCACAGCGGCAGGAGCTTGTCGAGTCAACCGACGGGTATCTGATTCTTCAGGACTGGTTCATCGGTTCAGTGACCCGGCCCATGTATCGGGCCTGGCTGAAGATGGCTATTGCTGCCGGAGAAATCAAGCTGCCGAGAGGCATCGATATGGACTCGCTTTATAACGCGGTTTATTCGGGGCCCGTTATGCCGTGGATTGATCCCGTTAAAGAAGCGAATGCCTGGAAAACGCAGATCCGCGGCGGTGCTGCTACTGAATCCGACTGGATACGTGCCAGCGGTCGCAACCCGGATGATGTTAAGTCACGCCGTAAAGCGGAGGTTGACGAGAACCGTGAACAGGGCCTGGTGTTTGACACCGACCCCGCCAATGATAAAGGAGGCACCAGTGCCGAAGCCAAAGAACCGGGCGCGCCACCGTCCGAAAGCCAGCGCAAAAAATAATTCGTGGTTCCGCATGCAGGCCAGCAATAACAGCGAGGCCGACATTTTTATTTATGACGAAATCGGGTACTGGGGCGTAACGGCGAAACAGTTCGTCAATGATCTCCGGGCACTTGGGGACGTCACCCACATCAACCTTTATATCAACTCGCCCGGAGGTGATGTCTTCGATGGTATTGCTATTTATAACGCGTTGAAGCACCACGGGGCGGCGATTACCGTGCACATCGACGGTCTGGCGGCATCCATGGCCTCGGTGATTGCGATGGTAGGCAATCCGGTCATCATGCCTGAAAACACGATGATGATGATCCATAAGCCCTGGGGGGTTGCTGGTGGTGACGCGAGCGATATGCGCGACTATGCGGATCTTCTCGACAAGGTTGAATCCGTTCTTATCCCGGCTTATGCGCAGAAAACCGGAAAATCCACCGAAGAAATTGCGGCAATGCTGGAGGACGAAACCTGGATGAATGGCAGAGAGTGCCTTGAACTGGGTTTTGCCGACCAGGTGACAACATCCCTTCAGGCTATGGCCTGTATTCATTCAAAACGTATTGAGGAATTTGAAAAAATGCCAAAAAGCATTCGCAACATGATCACCCCGCCGCGCAACACAACCCAGCGTGACCCGGTTAATACCCAGCCTCAGGCACCGCAGGCAAAAACAGACCCGGCACCGGATGAAAATGCGATCCGCGCGCAGGTGTTAGCTGAGCAGAAAGCCCGTGTTAACGCTATCGGCGATCTCTTTGCCATGTTCGGCAATAAGCACATGGAACTGCAGAATCAGTGTGTGGCCGATCCTGATTGTTCCGTCGATAAGGCGAAAGATTTGCTGCTGGCAGAACTCGGTAAAACTGCCACGCCGTCCAATAAAACTACCCAGCCTCATATTCATGCGAGCAACGGTAACTTCGTCGCGGATGGTATTCGCCAGGCACTGATGGCGCGTGCCGGGTTCGAAGGTCAGGAGCGGGATAACGTTTATAACGGTATGACGCTGCGCGAGTATGCGCGTATGGCACTGACAGAAAAAGGTATCGGCGTGGCCAGCTACAACCCGATGCAGATGGTTGGCCTGGCGCTGACCCACAGCACCTCTGACTTTGGCAACATTCTGCTTGATGTTGCGAACAAAGCGCTGATTCAGGGCTGGGACGAGGCGCAGGAAACCTTCGAGCAGTGGACCAAAAAAGGCCAGCTGTCGGACTTCAAAACGGCGCATCGTGTCGGTATGGGTGGTTTCCCTTCTCTGCGACAGGTTCGCGAAGGGGCTGAGTACAAGTACATCACTACCAGTGACAAAGGCGAAACCATCGCGCTTGCCACGTATGGTGAAATCTTCTCAGTAACCCGCCAGGCAATCATCAACGACGATCTGAACCAGCTTACCGACGTACCGATGAAGATGGGGCGCGCGGCGAAAGCAACGATTGGCGATCTGGTTTACGCCATCCTGACCAAAAATCCGAAACTCTCCGACGGTAAGGCGCTGTTCCATGCCGATCACAAGAACCTGAGCGCGGGCGCAATTTCTGTGGCGAGCCTGGATGAATCGCGCAAGTTGATGCGTCTGCAGAAGGAGGGGGAGCGAACCCTGAATATCCGTCCGGCCTACATGCTGGTGCCTGTCGCCCTGGAAACTCTGGCAAATCAGACCATCAAGTCGGCCAGTGTTAAAGGTGCAGACATTAATGCCGGTATCGTTAACCCTATCCAGAACTTTGCAGAAGTCATTGCCGAACCACGCCTTGATGAAGCTGATGCGAAAGCCTGGTATCTGGCTGCCGCGAAGGGCACCGACACCATTGAGGTCGCTTATCTCAACGGCGTCGACACTCCATACATCGATCAGCAGGAAGGCTTCACCACTGATGGTATCGCCACGAAAGTGCGTATTGATGCTGGCGTGGCGCCGCTGGACTATCGCGGCATGACCAAATCCTCTGGTCAGTAAAAAAACAGTCCTGACAAACAGACGCCCGTAAGGGCTTTTTTTATATCTAAAACCGGCCCCGCAAGGGGCTGAATGGAGAAGTTATGGCTAAGAATTATGCGCAGGACGGGAAGACGATCCCTCTGGTAAACAGTGGTGCAACCGATGTTCACAGCGGCGACCCGGTTGTTGTTGGAAAACTTATCGCGGTTGCAATTACCGATATCCCGGCTGGCGATACCGGGGACGGTTTTACTGAGGGGGTTTTCCTCCTGCCAAAACTTACCGCAGATGCGATTACTGCCGGGGCGCAGGTGTATCTGAAGGACGGCAAAATTACGATCGACGAAACGGACGCCGTTGTCGCGGGCATCGCCTGGGAAGATGCAGGGGCAAACACCACCGTTGTTGAAGTTAAGATCAATGCCTAACCCCTTTGACCGGATGGCGGCGCGCATGGACGCGGCCACCATAAAAAAGATGGGAAGGACAGCGATCATCAATGGCAGCAGCTATGACGTTGTTCCCGCCGAGCAGCTCGAGGAAATGGGGCCATTGTCGGGAACAGGTACTTCGCTGGTGGTTTTCTCTGAGCTTTACCAGCCACGCCGAAATGACAGTGTCGACTACGACGGTAAGAACCTGACCGTTACCCGCTATGACATGTTCAACGGAAAACCCCGCATCCATCTTGAATGAGGAGGCGCTATGTCTTTGAAAGGACTGGAAAGGGCTATTCAGAACCTGAACAGCCTCAGCCGGTTAATCGTTCCTGAGGCAACCGCAAAAGCTCTTAACCGGGTGGCCAGCAGAACGATAAGCCAGGGGAGCAAAGCTGTAGCGAAAGAAGCAACAGTTGATGATAACCGGAAAAAAGGGCTTCCGGTTCGTCTGGTGCGCCAGCGTTCCCGTCTGCGCAAGGCCCGTCACGATCGCCCGGTCGCGTCGATAAAAATCAACCGCGGTAATCTTCCTGCGATAAAGCTCGGCACGGCGCGCGTCCGGCTATCACGTAAAAAAGGGGCCAGAAACGGAGAGGGCAGCGTTCTTAAAATCGGGCCTTATACGTTTCGTAACGCTTTTATCCAACAGCTCTCGAACGGGCGCTGGCAGGTCATGCGGCGCGTAGGTCAGGCCCGTTATCCGATTGATGTGGTCAAAGTTCCTCTTGAGACACCGCTCACCGTGGCCTTCACCGCTATTTCAAAACGCCTTATTGAAAGCGATATGCCCAAAGAACTTTCCGCAGCCCTGAAAAACCAACTGAGGATCCACCTGAAGCGATGAACAGACACAGCGCAATTCGTGCAGCCATTCTGGCAAAACTGAAAGCCGAGATCACCGACACGGTCACCTGGTTTGACGGGCGCCCTGTTTTTCTTGAAGAGCAGGATCTCCCTGCCGTGGCTGTATACCTTTCTGACGCGGAGTACACCGGCGATTCGCTTGATGAAGATTCGTGGCAGGCGGTTGTTCACATCGAGGTATTTCTTAAAGCCTCCAGCCCCGACAGCGCGCTTGATTCCTGGATGGAAGAGAAAGTGTATCCGGCAATGGCCTTCATCCCCGGTCTGACCGAACTGGTCGAGACGTTCACCCCGCAGGGTTATGACTATCAGCGGGATGATGAAATGGCCACCTGGGGTTCGGTCGATTTCACGTACTTAATCACCTATTCAATTTAAGAGGTACTTATGCCTACTCCAAACCCGCTGGCCCCCGTGAAAGGTGCCGGTACCACTCTCTGGCTTTACACCGGAACGGGCAACGCTTTCGCTAACCCACTCTCGGATATCGACTGGAACCGCCTGGCGAAAATTAAAGAGCTGACGCCGGGCGAAATGACCGCCGAATCGTATGACGACACTTACCTCGACGACGAGGATGCCGACTGGAACGCGACGGCCCAGGGGGCAAAATCTGCTGGCGATACCTCGTTCACCCTCGCCTGGAAGCCGGGCGAAGAAGGCCAAAAAGACCTTGTCGCATGGTTTATTGATGGCTCAGTACGCTATTACAAAATCAAATACCCGAACGGTACCGTTGACGTTTTCCGCGGCTGGTGCAGCAGCCTGGGTAAAGCCATTCCTGCAAAAGAGGTCATTACCCGTACAGCGAAGATCACCAATACCGGCAAGCCGGAACTGGCAGAAGAAAGCGGGACCCCGAATATCCCCGTGACCGGCGTTACGCTCGATAAAGCCACGGCAAGCGTGGCCGTCGGCGCAACCACAACGCTCAATGTGACGGTTAACCCTGCCAGCGCCTCAGACACCTCGTTCCGTGTGGCAACCTCAGACGGGGCAAAAGCAACTGTCACCGTTAGCGGCAACGCGATCACCGTCACCGGCGTAGCAGCAGGCACCGCTGACGTTATTGTTATGACCAGCGACGGTAATTTCGTTGCGGTCTGCAAAGTCACCGTAACTGCAGCATAAGGAAGGACGCATGTTTCTGAAAAAAAAGAAGTTCAACTGGGAAACAGAATCCCTGACCATCTTTGAGCTGTCAGCGCTTCAGCGTATTGAATACATCACATTTATGGCCGCTGAGGAAAAGGCCGTGAGTACTGACAGCGACGGCATCAGCGATCAGGAAATGACGGCCCGGCTGGTCGGCTCGAATATTCGTAGCGGCGCACGCTTAATCGCAATGTCTTTGTGGCATAACGATCCGGCCGGTACGGACGTCGAAACACTGTATCAGCAGGTCCTGAACGGCTGGCCGCCGGTAGCAATCGGTAAAGCCGAAATGGAGATAAAGCTGCTCTCCGGCATGCTTGCTCCGCTTGAGGATGACAATGCTGTCGATCCTGATGCCTCCGCGGAGGCCCAAAGCGCAGAACCCGTTACGGCGGAAAAGCCCTTACCAGCGAGCTAACGTTTGTCCTGAATCTGGCGCGCGAGTTTGGACGACCCGACTGGCGCGCCATGCTGGCTGGAATGACTTCCAGTGAGCTGGGCGACTGGCACCAGTTCTACCGGGAGCATTATTTTCAGGACGCGCAGCTCGATGCGCATTTTTCCGGGCTGCTTTATTCCATTTCTACTCTTTTCTTCCGCGACCCGGAGCTTACCCCCGCACATTTCAGCCTTCTTTCTGCTTCCGAGATCGTTATCAGCGATGACGAGCCGAATGATGATGCGCTGATGACCGCAGCTGAGGGGATCACAGGAGGTATCCGTTATGGCCCAGCAGATTAGCGATCTTGTTATTAAGCTGGATGTTGACCGCGCAACCTTCAGCGAGCAGGTCGCCCGAATCAAAGGGCAACTGACAGGAATGGCTGATGAGTCTGATAAAGTTCAGGCGCGAATGCAGCGTGCAGCAGACCGACAGAGCACGGCACTTAAGAGTGTGGGTGATGCTGGCGCGGCGGCTGCCGCAGAAATGAAAGCCCGCCAGTCAGCCGCAACGGAAGGGTTGACCAAAGACTGGCAGAGCGTTTCTAAGTCCGTTGATGAAACTCATCGCCGCGTTACCGAGCTTAATCAGCGTATGCGTGAGAACGACGGACAGGCCGCAGCGCTTGCCCGTCGACAGGATGAACTGGCGGCATCATTTTTCCGCCAGATTGATGGCGTTCGTCAGCTCAGTGGTGAAACACAGTCGCTTGCGAATGTGCAGGCGCGTTTTCGCGCGGCAAGGGCTCAGGGCAACATCACACAACAGGATTATCTCGCCCTAATTTCTCGTACAGTAGCCAGACAAAAAGAGCTGCAGGTTGTGGAGGAGAAGTCGTCTGCCGCGCGAACCCGCTTTTTGCAGCAACTGAAGCAACAGGTAGTCGAACAAAAACTTTCCGGTACAGAACTTCTGCGCATGAAAGCGGCACAGGTTGGTGCCAGTGATGCGGCTGAGGTTTATATCCGCAAACTTGAAGCTGCCAAAGTCGCCACACACGGACTCGGTCTGCAAAGTGCCGCCGCGAGGCAGGAGCTTGGGATACTCATCGGCGAAGTGATACGCGGTAATTTCGGTGCGCTACGCGGTTCCGGAATCACTCTGGCTAACCGGGCAGGATGGATTGACCAGCTTTTGTCACTGCGTGGTCTGGGTATCGCGGGCATGGTTGGTGGAATTGCCACAGCGGTTTATGGTCTTGGTAAAGCCTGGTATGACGGCAGTAAAGAGTCAGAGGAATTTAACAGGCAACTGATCCTGACCGGAAATTACGCAGGGAAAACATCAGGGCAGCTTCAGGCGCTGGCCCGCTCGCTGGCCGGTAATGGCATTACGCAGCATGCCGCTGCAGGCGTGCTGGCGCAGGTCGTTGGAAGCGGTGCGTTCAGCGGTAATGACGTCAGCATGGTCAGTAATGTTGCAGCAAGACTGCAGCAGGCTACGGGGCAGGCCGTCGATGAAACCATAAATCAGTTTAAACGTCTTAAGGATGATCCGGTTAACGCGGTCGCGACGCTAAACGATTCTCTTCACTTTTTGACGGCCACCCAGTATGAACAGATAGCTTCTGCCCAGGCGCTGGGAGATTCGCAGAAGGCTGCCGAGCTGGCGATGCGGGCATATTCTGATGCCGTTATCCAGCGCGCCGGGGCGGTCGAAGACAACCTCGGCTCCCTTGAAAAAGCCTGGAACTGGGTGAAGAATGCTGCCTCAGGCGCGTGGGATGCGATGCTCGGGGTAGGGCGTAATCCTGACACAGCGATGAAGCGGCAGGATTCTTTTGCTGAGTGGCAGGCAGCAGAGAAAGAGTACCGCGCGCTCTCCAGCAATCTAAAGGTCGACCCGGATTATGCCGGTAACAACGCTCTGCAGAAAGCTGATGCGGAAAGGCTGAGAAATGCTCGCCAGCAGGTGGAGCTGAAAAAGCAGGCTTACGATCTCGCCGATCAGCAATATGCCCAGGAAGGGCTGGCAGCCGCGCGGGAGAAAATGCGGACGGATCAGCAGGACCAGGCTATTCGTAGTCAGCAGCAGTTTAACCAGCTTGTAGAGTCTGGCACGACGGCGGCAGAAAAACGGGCTTTAGCAGAGAAAAAACTCAATCAGCTTATTGAGAAAAATCGCCAGGATGCGAAAGACGGTATCGCCACTCTCTGGACTGATAAGGATATTGCCGCAGCCCGCGCCGGGATTGAAAAGCAGTGGAAGGATCCCAAAACGCCGAAAGGCAAAAGCTATTCTACACCAGCCGGGGACAAAGCCGAGGAGAAGGCGCAGGCTGAACTTCTCACCCTTCAGGCCCAGCTTAAAACGCTCGAGCAACATACCAGCGTAAACGACGTCATAAGCAAACAGCGTCAGGATCTCTGGCAGACTGAAAATCAGTTCACCGTTCTGCAGGAGGCTGCTGGTCGTCGCCAGCTTACGGCGCAGGAAAAATCCCTGCTGGCGCACAAGGAAGAAACGCTCGAGTACAAGCGGCAACTGGCCGATCTGGGCGATAAGATTGCCAGCCAGCAGAAACTTAACCAACTTGCCGATCAGGCTGAGAAATTTGAGCAGCAGCAAAAAGCTGCGAGGGCCGGATTGCAGGCTCAGTCTGAGGGTGTCTCTAGCCGTGAGGCCGGGCGGCAATCTACGCTGCAACGTCTCAGCGAAAGCTATTCGTATAATCCTCAGGCTCAGCAGAAAGTTCTGGAAGAGCAGAGAGCGACATTTGCGGCTGAGGATGCTTTGCGCGAAAACTGGCTGGCCGGTGCGAAACAAGGGTGGGCTGAATATCAGGATTCGGCGACAAACGTTTTCAGCTCCGTTCAGCAGATTTCGCAGGCAACGTTCAGCGGGCTGGCGGGCCAGCTTACCAGCCTGACGACAACCGGGAAGGCGAGCTTCCGGGACTTCACCAGCTCTATCCTTAAAATGATTGTTTCCGTTATCAACCAGCTGCTGGTGGCTTACGCCATCCAGAGCGCAATGGGCTGGGTGAGCGGTGGGGCGAAAACTTCATCTACAGGTCAGTCATTCTCTGTCCCGTCATACCGGCCACAGGGTTTTGACGTAGGTGGCTATACCGGGCACGGCGGCAAATATGAGCCCGCAGGCGTGGTACATCGCGGGGAGTTCGTCTTCACCAAAGAGTCAACCAGTCGTATCGGCGTGGCCAATCTTTATCGGCTCATGCGCGGGTACGCGTCGGGTGGTCTGGTTGGTGGCGGGAGCGCAGCCGGAGCTGGCATGGGTGGGATCAGTGTTTATGCCCCAGTCAGCATCAGTCAGCAGGGGAGTGACGGGAGCATAAATCAGGCGAACGCCACGGGGACGGCGAAACAGCTGCAGGCGATTGTTCAACAGACAATCACCGAACGACTGAAAAAAGAAATGTCGGCTGGTGGCGTGCTTTATTCGAGGAGGCCATAGTGACGGACATATTTACCTGGCGCACGCGAAAATCGGCGCAGGGAACTGAAACAGTACGAACGCTGCAGGCCCAGTTTGGGGATGGCTACAAACAGATTGCTGGGATGGGGATCAACGACAGACAGGAAACGTGGGACCTTGACTGGACGGGAACCAGAAAGGAGGCAGCTGCACTACGCGCATTTCTGATGTCTCACGTGACTAAATCGTTCTGGTGGACCACTCCGTGGGGTGAAAAAAAGTTGTTCAGAGTGAAGGCCGATTCGTTCAGCGTTTCGTTCCCTACCGGGAAAAAAGCCACAGTAGCCTTCACTTTCGAACAGGCGTTCGCGCCCTGATTTTCTCTACAAACATTGAAAGCTGCCCGCGGGCAGCTTTTTTTATGGGGGAAGTATGAGTTTTACGGCAGATATACAACAGCTTGAGCCCGGCAGCGTTATTCAACTGATTGAGATAGACGGTACTGAATTCGGTATGGATCAGGTGCTGCGTTTTCATGCGCACAATATTCAGGAAGAGGGCTGGGCAGCCTTCGCCGCAGAAAATCTGCCCGCCATTATCTGGCAGGGCAACCAGTACGATCCCCATCCCTACGAGCTGAAGGGGATGGAGTTATCGAGTACAGGATCCCAGCCAACCCCCACGCTGTCCGTCGGGAACGTTGGAAACTATGTCACGGCTCTGTGCCTTGAATATGACGATATGGTCAGGGCGAAGGTCAGGATCCATACCACTCTTTCGAAGTATCTCGATGCTGCAAACTGGAAAGACGGTAACCCGGGTGCCAGCCCGGCCGATGAGCGAGTACAGCTTTTTTACGTCAATGCCAAAACTGCAGAGACGCGGGTACAGGTTGATTTTGAGCTGTGTTCCCCTTTCGATATTCAGAGCCTACAGCTGCCGACACGGCAGATTACTCCTGTCTGCACCTGGTGTATGCGGGGCTGGTACCGAAGCGGGACCGGATGCGATTACAACGGCACGAAATACTTTACCAAAGACGGTACGCCGACCGATGACCCGTCAAAGGATGTTTGTGGCGGCCGCCGGCAGGATTGTCAGGATCGTCACGGGCCGGACGCGCCGCTGCCATTCGGTGGTTTTCCGGCTGCCAACCTGCAGGGGAAATAATGATGCGTGAAAAATTGCTGGATGCTATCCGTCAGCACGTTGCTGCTGAATACCCCAAAGAAGCCTGCGGCCTGGTTGTTCAGGCAGGTCAGCAGCAAATCTTTATACCATGTCGCAACATTGCGGATAAACCGGAGGAAACATTCACCTTGTCCCCGGAGGATCAGATTGCTGCCCGCGCGCACGGGGAGATCATTATGGTCGTTCATTCTCATCCGGACGTGGTGCAACTGGTCCCCTCTGAGCTGGATCGCATCCAGTGTGACTGGTCGGGTATTGAGTGGGGGATCATGTCATGGCCGGACGGCGACTTTTGTACGCTTTCCCCGCGAGAGGAGCGGGATTATGCCGGGCGGCAGTGGGTGCTGGGCTATGCGGACTGCTGGTCGCTTATCCGTGAATATTATCTGCGCGAGTATGGCATAGGACTTGGGAACCATTCAGTTCCTTACGAATGGTGGGAGAGCGGTGAGGAGCGGCTCTACGACGACAACTGGCAGCAAGAGGGATTCGTTGAGGTGAGCGCGGCAACCATGCAGCCTGGAGACATTATCATGATGTGTTTACAGGCATCAGTGACTAATCACGCTGCAGTGTATCTCGGCAACAACATCGTTCTCCACCATTTGTTCGGGCACCTTTCTTCACGAACGCCTTATGGGAAATATTATCGCGACAGAACGGTCCGCGTGGTCAGGCATAAGGACAAGATGAATGCTTAAAACACTTATTCTAGACGGTAAGATGGCTAAAAAATTCGGTAAGCGTGTTCAGTTTGATGTTGCCGACCTGCGCGAAATGCTCAGGGCCATGTGTTCACAGGTTCCCGGATTCAAGAAATATATGTCGGAAGCCCATATGAAGGGGATCCGTTTCGCCTTTTTTAACGGCGACAACAATATCGCACTGGAAGAGTTTGATATGACCCGCGGCGGAAGCGTGTACCGGATCGTACCCGTTTATGAGGGGGCCAAAAGCTCGGGCGTCCTGCAGGTCGTTGTCGGCGCTGTTGCGCTGGTCGCTGCATTCTTTACCGCAGGTGCGAGCATGGCAGCCTGGGGGGCGGCGATGAGTGCAACAGCCATCAGCGCCACGTCAATTTTGACCGGGGTCGGGGTGTCAATGATGCTGGGTGGCGTTGTCCAGATGCTCACGCCCCAGCCATCCTTCGGCGCGGGTAAATCCTCCAGCACGGACAACACGCCTAACTACGCCTTTGGGGCGCCGGTCAATACGGTCGCTATGGGGCATCCTGTCCCCCTGGCCTACGGTCTGATCGAGGCAGGGGGAGCTATAGTCAGCGCCGGTATGTACTCGAGCGATCAGCAATAATGAAATTCAACTGAAATAAGATGAACGTTACATTGCAATCACCCTTGGTTATCATGTCCAAAATGATGTTAATCAAGGGGATGAAAGTGAAAAAATACGGGTTAGTCTTATTGGGCGGGTTGCTGATTTCAGCTTGTGCCCCCCAAAATCAAAACAACAATTTACAAAAGCAATATGCTGAATTAGCAAATTGTCAGGAGGATAACATTACTATGCCAAAACAAATGCCGCATAGTAAAAAGGAGTTTGCGGAGTTTTTATCTAAGGCGGCGCTCGATGCCTCGGCAGATCAATTTGTTACCCAGAAGCGTATAGAGATTCTGCAATTAATTGGGTGGGATAATTCGGTCGCTGATGCAATTACGACATGTGGTGCTACTAGAAAGAGTAAGCAGAAAGAGATTGGGTCGAATGTGTTTGAAACAATGAAGGCCAGTACTAAAGATCCAGAAGAACGTCGTGCTCTTGTTGAGGCTTACAGTTCTTGGGAGGCTTATGTAACCAGCCAAACACCGCTCGCAAAACAGGACTTTGACTCCAAAGTCAGCTATTACAAAAACATGTAATAAGACACCATCACTAATGCTAACAAATAACCCAGCTCATGCTGGGTTTTTTAATGGGGTAAAAATGCAAATTCTCCATGGTGAAACCATCCTGCAGGGGGCCAAAGGGGGAGGTGGCAGTTCACATACTCCGGTTGAGCAGCCTGACGATCTGCTGTCGGTCGCAAAATTAAAAATGCTCATTGCCGTTTCTGAGGGGGAAATACAGGGCGACCTGACCGCTCAGAACATTTTTCTCAACGATACGCCGCTGGCAAACGACAGCGGGGAATACAACTTCAGCGGCGTGAAATGGGAGTTCCGCAAGGGCACACAGGACCAGACCTATATTGCCGGGATGCCCCAGGTCGATAACGAGCTGGCGGTGGGCACAACTGTCACCACCACCGCGCCCTGGACTCGCCAGTTTACCAACCTTTCCCTGGATGCCATCCGTATCAAGCTTAGCCTTCCGGTCCAGTATCTTTATAAAGATAACGGCGATATGGTGGGCACAGTCACCGAGTATGCGATCGATTTATCAACGGACGGCGGCGCCTGGAAAACGGTTGTAAACGGCAAGTTTGACGGAAAGACCACGACAGAATATCAGCGTGACCACCGTATCGATCTTCCACAATCGACGTCTGGCTGGTCTGTCAGGGTCAGGCGTATTACGGCTGATGCCAGCGGATCAAATTCGAAACTGGTTAATGCCTTCAAGGTGTTTTCGTATGCGGAAGTCATCGACAGCAAGTTTCGTTACCCTTTAACCGCGCTCCTGTATGTCGAAGTGGACAGCAGCCAGTTCAACGGCAGCGCGCCGAAAGTGACGTGTAAGATAAAAGGCAAGCTGATTAAGGTTCCAGATAATTACGATCCGATAACCCGAACCTATTCTGGCTCATGGTCCGGCGGGTTCAAAATGGCCTGGTCCAATAACCCTGCATGGGTCTTTTACGATCTGGTTCTGGATGAAATTTACGGCATGGGCACGCGCGTGGATTCGTCCATGGTGGATAAGTGGGCGCTTTATTCAATCGCCCAGTATTGCGACGAAATGGTTTCCGACGGGGACGGTGGTACCGAACCACGTTTCACCTGCAACGTGTTTATTCAGAGTCAGCAGGATGCCTGGCAGGTCCTTAACGATCTGGCAGCGGTATTTCGCGGCATAACGTTCTGGGGCAACGATCAGATTTATGTTCAGGCAGACGTACCGCAGGACGATGTCGATTGGGTTTATAACGTCTCAAACGTTATCGATGGGCTATTTACGTATGCGGGCGGCTCATACAAAAATCGCTACAGCTCCTGCCTGGTGTCCTGGTCTGATCCCCAGAACCATTACAGTGATACCGTTGAGGGCGTATATGATTCGGCGCTCGTAGAGCGTTACGACGTCCGGCAGACGTCTCTCACCGCAATCGGCTGCACCTCGCAAAGTGAAGCGCATCGGCGCGGTCGCTGGGTATTACTCTCCAATGCCAAAGATGGGACCGTATCGTTTGGCGTGGGTTTGGACGGGTATATCCCTCTGCCCGCTGAAATCATCGGTGTTGCCGATCCTTTCCGTTCCGGTAAAGAGAACGGGGGACGCATCAGGGCGGTCAACGGCCTCCAGATTACGCTGGATCGGGAAATAGACTACGCAGCGAAAGACCGGCTGGTGGTTAACCTGCCAGACGGAAAAGCCCAGACACGGACAATCAGCGCTGTGAGCGCCGATAAACTAACAGTCACGGTGACCACGGCCTTCAGTCAGGCACCTGTCGCCGGTTCTGTGTGGGCGATAGACAGTGATAACCTCGCAATACAGTACTTCAGGGTCACTTCAATCGCGGCTAACGACGATAGCACAGGCGGTTTTACGATTACTGCCGTTCAGCACGATCCAAACAAATACCGTTACATCGATGACGGCGTTCGGATCGAATCGCCCCCTATCACTATCACGCCGATAAGCGTCCTGACTGCCCCGAAGAATATTGTTGTAACTGAGAGCGATCATGTTTCTCAGGGCCTGACTGTAGCAAGCCTGGATGTGTCATGGAATAAGGTTGAAGGAGCGATCCGGTACGTTGCCCAGTGGCGTAAGGACAACGGAGACTGGATAAACGTTCCGGTGACCAGCGCGCAGGGATTCACGGTTCAGGGCATTTATTCGGGCAGCTATGACGTCCGTGTCCGGGCGCTTAATGCACAGGAGACGTCGTCACCATGGGGATACGGTGAAACAACTTTTCTCTCTGGCAAAACAGGAAAACCAGGTACTCCGCTTAATTTCCTTGCGACCGAAGATGTGGTCTGGCACATCGACCTGACCTGGGCATTTCCTGATGGCTCTGGCGACACGGCCTATACAGAGATTCAGCGCGCCACAACGGCCGACTACGCCAATCCTGAACTGCTGGTTCTGGTTCCGTATCCGGCTGCCGATTATCAACATGGGCCGATGCCTGCAGGCGTTCGCCAGTGGTATCGAGCACGGCTGATTGACCGTATCGGTAATGCTGGCGACTGGACCAACTGGGTCATGGGCATATCCTCGATAGATGTCGGCGAAATAGCCAATGATATTTTGGAGGACATGAAGGAATCCGAGGTGTTTAAGGACCTGATGGAGAATGCTGTCGAAACCAGTGAGAAAGTCGCTGGCATGGCTGATGATATTAAACAGGCTGTCGATGACCTTGAGCAACAGGCCAAAGATATTCAGGAGAACGCTGACGGGCTGGCGCAGGCTGAAGTAAAAATCGATGAAATCGCGTTAAGTATGGACGGCGTGACCGGGCAGGTGAAGAACTCCGCCTATGCGATTATTCAGAGCAACCTGGCGCAGGTCGCCACGCGGAAAACGCTCTCAGCCACGGTTGCCGGAAACAGCGCGCAACTGGACCGCATCGATCAGGTTATCGTCGATGAGAAGCAGGCCACTGCTGAATCGCTGCTGAGCCTGGAGACGGATGTCGCTGGTAACAAAGCTTCCATTAACAGCCTGAGCCAGACGGTTTCGAATTATCAGCAGGCGACGGCGACACAAATCAACGCCATCACAGCGACGGTTGAAGGGCATACCTCATCCATCACGACGAACGCCCAGGCCATTGCAGGTATCAACGGTGATTTATCCGCGCTGTATTCAATCAAAGTTGGCCTGGCCAGCAACGGGCAATACTACGCGGCGGGCATGGGGATCGGCGTTGAAAACACGCCCAGCGGCATGCAGTCGCAGGTGGTGTTCCTGGCGGACCGCTTTGCAGTGACCACCGCTGTAGGCGGCGTGACGACGTTACCGTTTGTTATTCAGAACGGGCAGACGTTCATCAGTCAGGCATTAATCGGAAAAGGCTGGATAACTAATGCCATGATTGGGGATTTCATTCAATCCGATGTTTATACTCCTGGCTCGGTAGGATGGCATATCAATAAAAATGGAAATAGTGAATTCAATAATGTAACAGTCAGAGGTACTGTATATGCAAGTGATGGAGAGTTTACAGGAAAGGTAAGGGCTAAAAGTTTTATCGGAGATATTGTAAATGCAAATGTATTCAACGATGTCCCGGAAGAAACAAAGCAAAGTAACGGCTCTGTAGCGTTAACTGGATCAATATCCCGGAGCTACTATTTCACGGATAGCGCAACTGACTCGCTATCAAAAACGGTTATATTTGATATTGTCCTGCTATCCGGCATGGTGTCGGGTAGTGGTTCCTATATTGATGTAACTATAAATATTAATGGCACAAAAAAGACAACTCGTAGAGGTGATGGCGGTACTGTACCAGTAAGGTTTTCAGTAAAAGGAATTACAACTCCGAATGTAACCGTTGAATTAACATTAGCATATTATGTTCCTGCAGGAGCAATCAGAACCATAACATACGGTGTCTCTTCCCCAATGATTAGCATTGTCAGAGGAAGTGGTAGTTTTAGAGAGTAAATTTTCGAAATCATCAAACCCGCTCCGGCGGGTTTTTTTATGCCTGGAGAAAATATGATTTATAACACCGGTACCATCAGCATCAACGGGAATACCGCAACCGGCACCGGAACGAACTGGACGGCAGCAGCCAGCCAGATTCGCGTGAGCCAGACCATTATTGTGCTCTCTAACCCGGTCCAGATGTTTCAGATTACCGCTATCAACAGCGGCACATCGTTAACTGTTACCCCGGCTGCGTCACCGGCACTGAGCGGACAGAAGTACGGCATCCTCATTACCGACAGCCTCTCAGTCGATGGCCTGGCGCAGAGTATGTCTCAGCTCATCAATGAGTACGACGAGAATATCGGAGCATGGGAGACGTTCGCCAGCACCTCAGCGAACCAGCTGGTCACAGTGACAATCAACGGCACCAGCCTCAGCATTCCAGCCATCGGTGGCCTCGCCCGGAAAGGGGCAAATAGCGATATCACAGAGCTGAAAGGGCTGACGACCCCGTTGAGTTTGAAGCAGGGAGGGCTCGGCGCAAACAACGCTGCAGACGCTCGCACAAACCTCGGTTTAGGAAGTGCAGCAACAGAAAACACAGGAACATCTGGTAATGCAGTTGCTAAGCTCAATACTGCCAATATATGGTCC